ATATGAGCAACTATGCAACACAGTCTGATTTATCAAACATTAATACTTACGATGATACTCAACTACGGCAAGACATAAACAGCAGATTTAGTAACATACCGCAGTTTGATGCAAGTTCATTACAATCTCAAATAGAATCTAATCAGCAGGCTATTGGAAACATACCGCAGTTTGATGCAAGTTCATTACAATCACAGATAGAAGCAAATCAACAAGCAATTGGCGGCTTTACTCCAACAGACTTGTCTAACTATGCAACACTAGATCAATTGTCAGAGGGAATAGGTGGAATACAAGCTCCTGATTTGTCTGGATATGCTACAAAAGATCAGCTTTCTGGACTAAGAGGAAACGTATTTGACAATATTTCTCGACAAGGAAATAGAGGACAATTAGATCCTTCTCTTTATTCTGATGAAGGGCTAGGAACTCGTTTCTCAGACAACTACGCTAACGTAGGATTTATGAATCAAATGGCTGAACAAAATGCACAGGTTGATTCTGAAGGAAATAGTATTTTCCCAACATTCTCTTATGATCCAAAGACTAATGAATATGTAAGAGATAGTTCTGCATTTGGACTTACAGGTGATTCTGCAATAACAAGATATTCACCAGAAGATTTCTTTTCTGAATATGGAAGAACATTAGGAAAAATGCCTAGCGGAAACAATAATCAAAACCCTCAAGATGCAGGCACTGGAAACACTGACAATCCTGACTTGTATGATGACTCTAATGTAAAAGGCAATAAAAAAGAGAAAGGTAATGCACTTGAACAGAAACAAGAAAAAAAGCTCGGTGGAATTTAAAAGGGTTTAAAGATGGCTTTAACTAAACTTCAGTTTTCTCCCGGAGTCAATAAAGAAGGAACTGACTATACCGCTGATCAGGGTTGGTTCGATTCTGATAAAATTAGGTTTAGGCAGGGACGACCAGAAAAAATAGGTGGTTGGGAAAAATTTAGCTCTAATTCTTTTCTGGGTGTAAGCAGATCTTTGCACAGATGGGCATCTCTTGCATTTACAAAGTATATAGGAATCGGAACTCATCTTAAGGTTTATATTGCAGAGGGTACTGGATTTAATGACATAACGCCTATAAGGTTAACGACTTCAGCAGGAGATGCTACGTTTTCAGCAACTGACGGATCATCTACTTTGACTATCGCTGAGACAGGTCATGGTGCTGTTGTCAATGATTTTGTTACGTTTTCTGGAGCGGCTTCCTTGGGAGGCAACATTGTAGCTTCAGTTATAAACCAAGAATATCAAATAAACTCTGTAATAAATGCTAATTCTTACACTGTAATTGCTAAAAACACCTCAGCTAATACTGTTACAGCTAACTCAAGTGACTCTGGTAATGGCGGCTCAAGCATTGTTGCAACATATCAAATAAACACCGGCCTCAATACTTATGTATCAAGCACTGGTTTTGGTGTAGGTACATGGGGCGCAGGAGCTTGGGGTTCTGCTAGTGATATTAGCTCGGCAGATCAGCTTAGACTTTACAGTCAAGATAACTTTGGCGAAGATTTAATATTTAATGTTAGGGGTGGTGGTATTTACTATCATGATACCTCCCTAGGATTAGGTTCTCGCGCAATAGACATAACAACAAAAAGCGGTCAATCAAACCCTCCTGTCATAGCTCTTCAGGTTATGGTTTCTGATATTGATCAGCATGTTATAGCGTTTGGAACTAATCCAATAGGAAGTTCTGCAATTGATCCTTTGTTTATTAGATTCTCAGATCAACAAAATGCTGTTGACTGGACACCTACTGCTACTAATACAGCAGGTGGTGTAAGAATTAACTCAGGATCTATTATTATTGGAGCTATTCAAGCAAGAGAAGAGATACTTGTATTTACAGATGAAAGCCTGCACTCGATGAGATTTGTAGGGCCACCCTTTGTATTTAACTTCTCAACAATAAGCACAGACACATCTATGATCTCTCCGAATGCGGCAGTAAATGCTAGAGGTTCAGTGTTCTTTATGGATGAAGGTGGGTTCTATGTTTATAACGGATCAGTACAGCCGCTTCCTTGTTCTGTAAAAGATCATGTTTTCTCTAACCTAAATGTTGGTCAAGCGTTTAAAGTTTTTGCCGCTGAAAACTCTGCTTATTCTGAGGTTACTTGGTTTTATCCAGTAGGAACTGGTAATACAGAAATAACAAATTATGTTACTTACAACTACGAAGAAAATCTTTGGGCTGTAGGAACCCTTACGCGAGGCGCATGGTTTGACTCTGGAATGGGTAACTTCCCTATTGCTACAAGTGTAATTACTACTGTTAATGAAAATTATCTATATTCTCATGAAGTAGGATTTGATGATGACGGACAGCCAATGACTGCTTTTGTTGAGTCAGGTGATCTTGAAATTGGAGATGGTAATTCATTTATGTTTATGGATAGAATAATTCCAGATTTTTCTTTCAAAGGCTCTGATCCTAGTATTGCAATGACGGTTAAAGGTAGAGATTATCCTTTGCAGGATACTTCTGTTCTTGCTAGTGCAACAGTTACATCTAGTACAACTTTTTCCGCTATAAGAGCAAGATCAAGACATCCAGTTATCCGAATAGAAAGTACAGGCGAAGGATACGGATGGAGATTAGGAACTTTAAGAATGGGCGTTAGACAGGATGGTAGAAGATAATGGCTGTAGTTAAAGCTCCGTTGCCAGTGGCAAGATTAGAGTACGATCAAAGAAATGAGAATGACACTAGAAAAACAATTGAGATTTCTCTTGCAAATGCTGATAACGAAATACTTGTAGCTAAAACACAGAGTGACAAAACAGGATCTCTTGCTTTGCGTAGATTTCAATTTATGTTTATGGGTGCTTCATGAGTGATGCGATTAAAGTTCTTGGTCAGCTTGATCCATCAGCAACCACTACAACAGTTTTATACACTGCACCAGACCTTACACAGACAACGATAAGTTCTCTTGTTATATGTAACAGGTCAGGATCAGCGATAACGTTTAGAGTTAGCGTACACGTTGAAGGTGCAAGCGCAAACAATAAACAATTTATATTTTATGATGAATCACTTGCGGCTACTTCTACCAAAACGGTAGTTATAGGAATCTGCTTAGGGCAGAAAGATGTTATAAAGGTATATGCAAGTGCCTCTAATGTAAGCTTTAACCTTTTTGGTGTGGAGACTAGTTAATGAACAACCAACAAATGATGCGTAGGCCAATGCAAGGTATGGCTGATCAAATGGCAACTCACGGTAGATATGGGGACAGTATGCTTGTTCACATGAACCCAGTTGAGGTGCAAGGTCTTGCCTCTTTATCACCTACAGGTTCTTTGACTACAAACCCTGTTACAGGTCAGCCAGAGGCTTTTCTGCCTTTCTTAGCGCCTTTACTAGGTAGCGCACTAGGTAGTACCTTTTTAACAGGTTCTGCTTTAGGAGGCTTAATAGGAGGAGCAGGGCTTAGTTCTGTTGCGGCAGGAGCGATAGGTTCAGGACTTGCCACTACAGCACTTACTGGTGACATTAAAGAAGGAATAATGTCAGGTATTACAGGATTTGGTTTAGGCAAAGCATTCCAAGGTGCATCTGAGCTTATGAATCCAGAGGTTGCTAAAGCGGCAACAGATGTTGCTAATGTAGGAACTGATGCCGCTAAGTTAGTGGCAGATCAAGCTATTTCAACAGGAACAACTGCGGCTCAGTTAGGCTCTGAGCAAGCGGCTAAAGATGCTCTAGCCGCGCAAGCACAAGGAATAATTGATGCTCCTATGACATCTCCAATGCCGCAGGGTCAAATGGGTACTCCAAGTCCTAATTTTGATTCTTTAGCATACAAGCAAAATGTGTTAGATACAGCAAAAATTAATGCAGGGCAAAACATTGGTCAGAACATGATGGATAACCCAATGGAATTTGCCAAGAACTTTGGTTCTCAAGCTATAAAAAGCGGAACAATGATTCCAGTAGCTGTAGGAGAAGGAGCTAGGGCGCAGAAGATGGCTGAGGATGACATGAAGCGTCTTAATGCCCAGTTTGAGAAAGATAGACAAGCAGAGTTAGATAGAGCCACTGCTGTAAGAGATGCCTCTATAGGGCTTGCTCAAAACGATTATAACCCTTACGGAGGTTATATGAATGGTGGTGTTGTTTCTATTAACCCTAAAGAATATATGCGACAAAGAAAAAATGTTGAAAAAATTGGAATGGCTGATGGCGGAGTTGCAGGTCTTAACTTTTTAGATATGGACAATATTCTTAGTCAATTTAACACAAACCCTGCGGCCGCAGGGCAAACTCAAAGAACAATACGCCCCCCAAATGTTGTGACATCTGATCAATTAGATAGAGAAGCGGCAGAGCTTGTTGCTCAAGGAAAAGACCCAAGAGCAGGATTTAGAAGCGAAATTAACTACTTCAGAGCAACGCCAGAAGAGGCAGGAATAGAAGACCCAAATCGAAAAGGGCCGGGCGATAGCTACGATCCAGATACTACACCTGATATTGAAGTTGGAGTTCCTGACTTTAACATTGGGTCAAAAGGAGGCACTGGAAGCACTGGAGGATTAACGCAAGATCAAATAAACGCAATTAATGATTCAATTGGAAACTTAAATCTTGATTTAGGAAATAATTTTACAGGCGTAGATCAAACAGTTAATCCTTCTTATACTGGAGGAGTAGACTCTTCCTTGTACGATGATTCTAATATGTACTCAAATGCAAATTCAAAGCTAAAAGCTGAAGATGCAATTGATGCTATTGGTAACATTAATCCTATGGATGGATTAGATCCAATTGTTCCTATATATGGAAATCCTCCTGCTGAAACAATGCCTCCAGTAAGACCTATTAGATCAGGTAAAGTGGGTAGAAGAGCGGCAGGTGGTGTTGTAACACTTCAAGAAGGTGGAATTGCAGAGCTTGATCCTGCAAACGAGCCTATCTTAATGGAAGATAACTCTGGTATGTCAGAGATGAATGCACCCATGCCTATGGAAGATGGTGAGATGCAGAGCGTTATAGCTCAAGTAAAGCAAGCTATGGATCAAGGAATAACTCCTGAGCAATTACCTCCTGAGTTAGCGCAAAAATTAATTCAGATTATTCAAATTCATGGATTAGAAGCTGTTGGGTCTATGTTACAAGGTCAGCCTAATATACCTGATTCTAACTTTAAGCCTCCATCTCAGCGTAATACAACCTACTCTTTTCAAGAAGGAGGAGAAGTTTCTCCTGAATCAAGACTCATAGAGCAAACAATAGCCGCTGTTTTGGGTCAAGTTTCTGAAGGTGAAGCTGAAGTTATTATTAACATGTTTATTGATCAATTTGGTCAGGAAGCTTTTCAAATGCTAAGAGAGCAAGCACTGCAATCTGTTGTTCCTAACGCTCAGACTGAGGGCGTAATTAAAGGAAAAGGAGGAGGCATGGATGACTTGGTTAATGGTATGATTGGTGATGAACAGCCAGTCGCTGTAAGTCCGGGAGAGTACATAGTTCCTGCTGATGTGGTCTCTGGTCTTGGAGATGGTAGCACCGATGGCGGTGTAGCAAAGCTAGACGGAATGTTAGATAGAGTTAGACAAGAAAGAACTGGTACTACCCTACAGCCTGCGCCAATGAATACTGGAGGAGCATTGCCTGCATGAACAATACAGCCAAAAAAGAAAAGCCAGTAGTAAAAGATTTAGCTAGAGAGCCTAAAGTAAAAAACAAGAATGCTCCTAGAAAAATTACTCATACTATTACTATAGCGCCAACTAACTATTTAAATGCCCTTTGGCCTGATGTTGAAAAACAATTAGAAAGGGCTGTAGTGAGATCAAATGGTCGTTGGACAATGGAAGTATTGTTTCATGTCATAGCTAGTGGTCAACAGCAATTATGGCTTGCTTTTGATGAAGATAAAAATATTGATGGTGTAGGAACAACGGAAATTATTGAATACCCAAACAAAAAAATGCTTGCGATACAGTTTCTAGGTGGTGACAAGTTTAATGATTGGGTTTGGGAAATGCTAGAAAGATTTAATAGCTTTGCCAAAGAAACTGGATGTCATGGAATAGAAGCAACTGCCAGAAAAGGTTTTTGGAAGTGGCTTGGTCAAGATGACTTTAAACAATCTTATGTAGTGTATGAAAAGAGGATTGATCAATGAGTAAAGGTGGTGGCGGAAGCAGTCAACCTCAACAGGTTACTTCTACAACAACTAATTTACCAGAGTATGCAAAGCCGTTTTATGAAAATCTTTTAGGCAGAGCAACATACGAAAGTGAACGAGGTTATGAAGCATATCCCGGACAGCGCATAGCTGACTTCAATCCATACGAAACTATGGGTATGACAGGCATGGCTGACTTAGCTATGGCGGGTGATCCTGAGCAGTTTAAGCAAGCATCTTACATTGCATCTCAAGTTGGATTTCAAGACCCTAATCAAGCAGGTGATATTGTTAGTCAGTATAATCCTGCTACTCAGTACTCAGGCTATTTCGCAGGGGATATAGGTGCAGATTACAATGCAGGTGATATTAGAAATCAGTATGTAGCTGATCAAAGACAAGTTGGATATACACCTCAAGATTTTAATGCAGGTTATGACCCTAGAGAACTAGATCAAGGGTATCAGGCAAGAGATATTGTTAGTCAATATGACCCTAATT